CGTCAGGGTGACGACAGGTCTTTAACGTCTTTGTGCTAGACGACATAGGTTTAAGGTCCCAACTGCTAGACCCCTCTGTTTTATTTCACAGGCTGAAACCCTTTATTTAAACGTTTTAGGGAAAAACGAGCCCGGAAGAACTCTTGACTTCGTTTCGGGTGGTTCCGACGTCGGCGCAGAGGTTAAATCCTGCGATAACGTGGGCCCGATGTCGTGATAAGTCAAGCTGTACCTCACAAAAAGATCTCCGACTGTTCCAGCAGCCAACGCAGTACTAGTCACATTTTCTGATCCTGAGATCATAATAATGCCACTTGAATATTGTCGCCTACTGTTCCACTCTTCTAAACTATCCGTTGTCGGCGCAAGCAGAGTATCTGAACCAATTACATACTTCCATTCCTTTGGTAGGTATGGTGTAATGTCCAGACAAGCTGACTGCGCCCACACCGGAAACTGCAACGCACCATTCACTTGTTGAATTGCAGATTCTGTGGGTGCATACTTTATCGTCCCCCCCGTGCCGTAGCCTTGTAACTGATGGGTTTTACCCCAAGCAGGGTCCTCGACATACGCCATAGAGAGCGCTAAAGGTGTGATTGTGGTTGATCGCGGCACAAACTCGATACAATAAGAATTGATCTTATACTCGTTGAACATTCTTCCAATTGTCCATACGGGGTCTCCCCAAGAGTACCCAGAGCCTTGTAGAAAGTAGGCACCACCTGAATTATAACTCGTACTATTCGTTTGAGCAAAATTCATTTGGGCTACCGGCCACGTGACTAAGGGGTTTATGCCACTAGCATCCACGAAATTCACGAACGCCAACTTTTGCCTTCCCTGAATAGTGATAGATCCGGGCTTGGATCCACCACTAAACTTCAGAGAAGGCCCCACCGACCGTATCCCCATATATGAAGCCGGAGCGAGTTCAACACGGTTGACCCGCTTCGTCTCCATTACGGCGACCGATGGACCCTTTCGTCTTGGCTTTGCTTTCTTCTTTCGATTCTTCTTTGCTTTCGACTTTCCTTTGGGGGGCATCTTTAATGAATGAATTTGCAGCTGGGTAGAGCTGCGGATTTTTCTTTCTGTATTCACGCCACCAACGCCGTTGGTTTTTAGGCTTTCGGCGGTCGAAGTCCTCTGGGAGAGTGACTCCGACAGGTCGGGGTTTTTGTTTTTTGTCTTTTTTGACAGGTCCACTGCTTGTTGGTTTTTGCGGGGCAGTGGGTTGCGGATCAGTTTTCCGGACTTGGTTCTCGACTCTTTTGCTAGCTCCACCTGCGGTGGAGGGATCGCGGCTTCCATTAGTCCCAGGAGAGGCCAGCTCGCTCCCGCTAGAGCTGCTGACATCACCTTTTGTGTCGTTGTTGGATTCTTTCCTTGGAACGCCCTGAAAGCCTTTGTCCAGGGGGCTGCTTGATGTGATCTCACCGTCCTCATTAATACCAATAATGATTGCAACCAGGTCAGGTTGCAAGGGGGATTCAATCCCGTCCATAATCGCCTTACAGAAGCTGTCTGGAAATAAGTCACACTTACTTTCCAGAGCGAGCAGCTTTAAGCCTTTCATAAACTCAGTATTGTTAATAAATTGGATGCCATAATTTTTCATTTGAGAAAAGAATTGATCCTGTTCCATAATTTCGAGCGGTTGTGAGAGCCGAAGATAAGATCGTTCTGGGAACGCCATTCGTATTTTAAGTCCATTCTCCCAATAATGCCTAAGACCGAGAAAAGTGTAGTCTCTATCAGTGCAGGTAACGAGGTCTTTTAAGACCAAGCCACACGATGTAAACGCTGCTTTTATACGCTCTTGAGCATCAGGTCGATCGTCCCCTACTACGAAGTCGTCACCAGATACAATTTGTCCAACATTACGCGAGATATACACGTTATGCTTTAAATTAGGAACCTCCTCTGCAATCCAATGAGAACGCCATATAGCGTGCAGAGTAGCCATCGAATTAACTATTGTAGTTAAAAAGTGACCAGAAGGGTTGATCCCCCCCGCTGGCCGCGCTTCATCCGTTACCTGAATCAATTGATTGCCCACCCGAAGGATCTTGTTGTTACACAAGACCTCCCGTTGAAATTTGGCTAAATTGCCATTTGGTGTTTTCGTCAGATGATACCAGGCGTCTATTGCTAGACCGATACTAGTTTTGGTTAAAGAGAGATCCATTGTTTTTGTGTCGCCTTCATAACATCGGAAGCCTTGCAAGCGGGTGTTGACACTTTTGTGTCCCCCCCATAGCATGGACATACCCATAATGATGGGATTAGCTACTCCACCCTTCTCAATTGCGTGATAAGATGTTTGACCAATCATTCTCTGTATTAATTCAAAAACTAAGTCTCCTCCAAAGATAATTCTCTGCGAATGAGACGCGATTTTCGATTGTTTTGTGATTTCACGTTTTAGGAAACAGTTGAATATTACATCAAATGTGTTTTCACTGTCACCTTTCAACTTTTCAATGATATCTGAGATAGCAGTACGACATTCTGTACAAGCAAAAACATCCTTCTTGACCGGGTGGACTTTCTGACATGGACCGATGTCCTTACACATAAATCGAACACCAGGGGTCTTCGATGAATTATCTTTAAGAACTTCGCTCCAACATTCATCAAGCGTCAACTCGCCACAATACGCGGATGGCTTCACTTTAAAAAGTTGCTCGAGATACTCGAGAAAGGAATCTTTTTCGCCAGCACGAAGGGGATCAATATCCGTTACCCCTAATATGCGTCTTACAGAAGCAATCTCTTCTTTCACTGATAGCTCGGGAGCCGAATAGTTAGCAATTTCATCAGGAAGCAACCCAAAATCCACAGGATTCAGGTTTCTCTTCAAGCCTTTGTTGTCACCGTATCGCCTTCGCTCTACCACCTCAAGTAGTTCACACTTCTCCAAGAAAGGCCTCACTATAGGATGCGGATTAGACTTGTCTTCACCAGACTCATCTCCCAAAGAACCCTCAGATTCCTCAGGCTCGTCTTCACCGAAAAAATC